GTCATCTGTTCCATCAAACTTATAATGTGGAGACGGCATAGAGCTAGCTACATGATTTGAATTACCTCTAGACAATACATAATCAGCATGTACCGTAGCCCCTTTATCTTGTGCCATATAAATATTAGTTACATCTGCATTACCAAGTGTTACTGAATTATTTCCTTGCCCATGAGCACCTTTTCCAATAACTGTTTGATTTATTGCAGAAGCACTGCTTCCTCTTGATTCAGCACCAACAAAAGTATTAGAATTTCCATCAGTTAAATCAACTGTTCCTGTATTACCAGCATTATAACCTATCGCTACATTACTATCACCTGTTGTTAAATCTTGTAAACTTGCATACCCTAAAGCAGTGTTATTTAATGCTCCATTCATAGCACCTTGCATGGTATAAGCACCTACTGCCGTATTTTTATTGGATACTGCTGTTACCCAATTACCAGCACCAGAACCAAAACCTATAAATGTATTATCAAAAGATTCATCACCATTTGCATCTAAAGTGCCACCAAAAGCGGCATGACCTACTGCTGTATTTCTACCACCTTCATTAATATCTTGCCCAGCTTGGTATCCTATCAGCGTATTTTGAGTGCCTGTTGTAATTGCTTTACCACTTTGATAACCTACTGCTACACTTAACCCAGAAGTTAATGCTTCAAGTGCATCTGTTCCTATTGCAACTGCTCCATTTGCACCAGTTGTATGAACACCTCCACCTAAAGCACTTTTTCCAATAGCAACCATATCAGCTACTGCCACTCCAGAAGGAGAGGTGTACATTGCTAAATTTCCAATAGCTACATTCCTTAAACCTGTGGTTGATAAACCAAGAGCAGAAGAACCTATAGCAGTATTTCTTTCTCCTGTGGTAATATTTCCAGCACTTGCAAAACCTACTGCTGTATTTTCATTAGCACTTGTAATATCTGTTAAAGCACTACGACCTACTGCTGTATTGTTTTCTGCCCCAGAAACAGTTCCTGTTCCCATTGCTAAATAACCTATTGCAGTATTGTTATCTGAACCATTGTCACTACTTGCGTTAAAAGCTTGATTACCAAATACTGTATTATTTGAATTGTTATCATTATTACTTAGTGAGATTCTGGAGTTGGAGTCAATAACCATGTGACTAGTTGTTCCATGAGCAAAATGAAGAACTGCTCCTCTGTTTTCAATACAGAATGGGTTTGCATCTCTTGTGTCATTTAAAATTAAAGCAACAGGAGATGCTGTGGCTATTTCTAAAACTTTATTTGCAGAGTTTGGATTATCAAAAGTTCCAGCATTTCCAATACCAATATTTCCAGCACTATCTATTCTCATCTGCTCTTGAGTAGACGCTCCATTGGCACGAGTAGCAAATGTTAAAGCACCAGCGTAATTTCCTTGCCCACTTGTTTCTTTTATGCCTTGAATAGTAGCAAATTCATAAACTAATTGACTTGTTCCATTGTAATAACCACCTAATGATAAACCTCCACCTACACCCTGAGCGGCAGAAGTGCTATCAAAAAACACAACATTTCGCCTTGAACCTCCATTAGTAGAAGTTGCACCAATTACATGGAGAGGAAATACTGGCGTTCCACCCACACCAACTTGATCTGAAAAAGTAGCATCTCCTCCTGTAGCGATAGTTAAATGAGGGTCAGTTTCTAAAAGAGCCGCACTACCAATTACAAAAGCATCAGAAGCACTATTGTCAACACCAACAGACCAATCCTGTGCATTAATACCAAATCTTATTAAAGCATCTCCTGCATCTCCTGTGTCATCGTTTCTTAAATAAATTTTTGTTGAAGTAGATGAACTACTTTCTATTCTTAATTGCTCTGTAGCACTATCAGCAATAATATGTAAGGGGACTGAAGGCTGACCACCTATTCCAAGCCTATCTGTATTTAAAAATAATGGAGTTGCATCGTCATCTCCAGTTTTTACTTGTATTGCATTGCTACCGTTACCAGCCGCAGTTGAATCTGTGTTACCGTTTAATTTTAAAAGCGAGGTGTAACTACTCGCTATACTGTTACCTGCTAAAGTTGCCATAATTTATCCTGTGTAATCTTCCCAATTAGTTGTTGCATCTTGCCATTTTAACTGTATAGCCTCTGCTCCAGCCCAGCCTATATCAGCTATCATCTGAGCAAAGTTAACTATAGTAGTTCTAATACCGCCTAACATTATTTTAATGCCAGCATATTAGTTGCTGTCGTATTTGTTGCTTTGATTGCAGAAAACTTAACAGGTAGTATCTGACCACTTGCTAAGTTCTTAAAAGTTGCATCACTACCGGATTGTAAAGTAAGAACTACATCACCACCTACGCCTACGTATACAGCGGAATGTAAGTCTGCTAATGATTGATCTGATCCACCATGAACGGCAGTTACCGTAGTCGCACTCTCGTAGATCATTTGATTGAGAGATTCTACTACTGAATATTTGTTAATAGAACTAGCCATCTTGTTTCTTCCTCCTTATGCCTTGCCGAGCTTGACTTTTCTCATGGGCATCTTGATCTTATGTTAAATCAGGTGGTAATATAACCCTACTACCTCCAGTCTTATCCCGTTTCCTCATTCCATTTTTCTGTACAGAATTTAAGAAATTTGCCTGATGTAAGTTAGATAAATTTAAACTAATTGCAGATATGTTAGGATCAGAAGTTGTACCTGCCCTATCCTGATATAACTTTCCTTTTACATAGTCAATAATTGATGTATGAAATACGTTATCAACATCGGGTATATCTGTAATAGCTGAAACAGAATCAGGCTCTGCGTAATAATGTATGAGTACACCATTTGTAACTGCTTCATCTATTGGTTTGTATTGACCTTCTAATGAATGTGTGGTTCCGCTTGTTTCTCCTCTAGTCGTTACGATTGCTAAATGATTACCACGTATAAAGTAAGCTAACTTATCTTCTGGATGATTGTATGTACTTGCCATTAGTCTATGTCCATTGTTAGTATTTCACCATTCAACAACCTTGGTATCTTTACATATTCGCCACTAGAGTCCATAAAACTTACTCTAAAAACCTTATTCACATCAATACCTGAGTTTGCATCGCTTAACGTATACCACTGTTGATCTGCAACCGTTGTAGCCTTTGCGTACTCTACCTTTGTAGAATAATTACCAAGCTCTACCAATGCTTCATTAATTAAATTTATTATGTATGTTTCAGGTGCATCAGGAAAAACCTGTCGTACCCTACTAATAATTTTCTTTACTGTCAATCTGTTTACAGCCATTAGGTTGAATCTCCTCCAAGCATACCTGTTGTATTCCAGTTGCTAGTTACGTCTTCCCAGTTCTTTGCATCTAAACCATTCCAAGTTCCGGGCATTGTCCAGTTTATAGAACTAGGCAGGGATACCGCTGTAAAAGAAGGAGATGTATTTAGAGTGACCAAAGTAGAAGATGGTGATGTGTTTAAAGTCACTAGAGTCGAAGATGGTGACGTGTTAAGAGTAACAGCAGTAAACGATGGAGATGTTGGTAATGTTACTAACGTTTTAGACATCATCCACCCCTGAGTATCTGTATACCCTTATCATAATCTAACTGCAACTTAGCTTGTTGTTTTTCATAGAAAGCATATTGAGCATTGTCAACAGATAACCTAGTCCCTACTTCATTAGCGTAGCCCTGTGCAATGCTAATCTTATTTGTAATTTCATTTGCATAGCCATTAGCCGCACTGATATAACCGCTTACAACCTGTCCATAGCCACTTACTTGAGCCATCCTAGCATTTACCTCTGTTGCGTATGCAGATGCCTCTTCTGCATCAGCTCTAGCCTCTGCTAAATAAGCATTTCCAAGATTTATTCTTGCTTGGGACTCTTCCCTTTTAGTTCTTGCCTGTGCCAATCTAGTATTAACTTCGTTTGAGTATGCCTGTGCAATAGAAAGCTTAGCCTGTATTTCGTCACCGTACCCTCTTGCCGTGCTAGCATAACCATTTGCTGTATTTATATAAGCTTGAACAGCTTGAGACTTTGCTCCCGTAAATGAAACTCGTGCATTTACCTCACTGGCAAAAGCGTTAACTTCTTTTGTTAAGGTATCAGATAACGTATTCCACTCCTCTATGTAAGCCCTCGCTATTCTTAAATCTGCATCAACAGCATTTATTGTAGCTTGAACCTGTTGAAGTCTGCCACTTGCAAGTTCAGTATCTTCACTTGTAAGCTCTGAATCAACATCTGCCAAGTTAGCCGCTAAATCATAATTAGCATTTGGAAAATCTCCATTTATGTAACTAATAGCCCTATCAACGTGAGTCTTTACTGAGGTTAACCCAGTTCCAGTCGTGTATACACTTTCATCTCCTAACAAAGAAGGGTCTGCGTTGTCTTCTCTAAATTTGTCAGCCGCTGTATTCATAGCTGTTAATGCTGTATTTATAGTAGCACTTCCATCGGTAAAAGCAGTTATTTCATCTGCTTCATTTTTTGCAAGATCAACATGATCGTTTATTAAAGCAATCTCAGTGTGCATATTATCAGCTATGGTCAAACACTCATCTATTTCTGCGTTTATAGCAGTTAAAGCAGTATTTATATCTCCTTCGGAATCTGCCTCACCTAAGTCTAATAAAGCATCTGATTTGTCAAAATCAAGATTTGCTACCCCTATTGCAGTGCTAATTCTATCTGCGGCATTTTTTAATGCAGTTAAAGCAGTGTCAACACTAGCATCAACTTGAGTTGCCGACTCTCCTAATTGCACAACAGCCGCATCTACTTGATCGCTAAGTAAGTCACAAACAGCTTGAGTTTCATCTAACTCTGTATTGATAGCTGTTAGAGCAGTGGTTATGTCTGCATTAGAACTGCGACTACTTAAAACATTTTGTAATGATTTTACCGAAGCGTATAGTGGCACTAAATATTCATATTCATCTGGAAAGTTACTTATAGAAGAATCACTATAAGCCACAGTAGGATTATTAACCTCTAGGTATTTACAACTTCCTGATGCTGGTAAAGCATTTATCTTTCCATTATAAATATAATACACTGGGTCTGTAGCTGTAGCCGCTATCATATCATCACTATCAGATGCTTTACCCCTTAACACAGCAGGTATCTCACGACAAGGTTGATCTATAGTTCCGTCACTTCTTGTCACAGATAATACAGAAGAAGATTCTAAAGTCTCTGCTTCACTGCCTACGGCTGTACTTGTAAATGTATCTTCTGTTGCACATAAAAACTTTAAGGGTGCTGGCATAGCATTAATAACCTCAGCCGCACCATCTGTTAAAAACTGAGTTAGTTCAGCTTGAGTTGGTGCACTGCTACCATCTATACTTAAACTTGTTAATCCCTCTACCTGTGCTTCAAATGTTGCCATGTATTATTTCTTCTTTCTTCTAGTCGTTGTTTTCTTTTTAGCTGTTTTCTTTTTACCACCACGTATTAAATCTGCATCTGCTTTTCTAGCTCCACCTTTACCCGTAGCAAAACTTCTTACCCTGCCAGCGGCCCATTGATGAGCACTGACTCCGGGTCTAGAACCACTGGAGTAGTATGCACCCAAACCCCTTGAGTACACTTTAGACAAAGTTCCTTTCGATATTCCAGAACTTTTGGAATACTTAGCAAGAACTGCGGCTTTACTTCCTCCGCTTTTTTTTCTTGCTGGTTTTCTTTTTGCTGGTTTTCTTGCCACTCTTACTCCTTTGTTTTGATATCATATCCATCATTGCAGGTGTCAATGCACCTTCTCTGTACATCTTACGTGTTCTTAATATCTCATCCTGTGTTTTCTTTTGGTTCTTAGAACCTTTAACATATTTTTTGGGTACGCCTCGTTTTGTCTTTGGTACTTTTTTAAACTTCCTAGCCATACTACTTTTTCTTTTTATTTGCCCTTCTAATCGCCTCTTTACCCTTTTTAAAAATCTGTACCTGTGTTCGCTTTCCCGCTACCTTTGACCTTTGCTCTCCAACTGTTAATATCTGTATCTTGCGAGCAAAAGGTTTCCTAATTCTTTTTACCTTTGCAACCGTTGCTCTGGCATCAGCAGGCGTTGCATATTTAATTCTTACTGTGTCTTTTGGGTTTTCGTCTGTGTATAATCTACGTC